AGTTGTATTTCAAGTAAATGATGTATTAGACCCAGCAGCAGCTCAACAAGTAATCAGAGTAGGACAAACTATTGTAGTTGTTCAAAACGATGGTTCAGGTCTTAATAAGGCTGTGGTAAGTGCAGTAACAGCAAGAGCGCCTGGAAATGGTCAAGGACAGTTTACAGCTGACTTTTACGAAGCAGCAGGTTTAGTAACTGCAGGTACTGGAGTTGGTAACTCTGACGTTACAGTATTCATTTACGGTTCAGAATTTAGAAAAGGAACAGCAGGAATGGTTGGTTCATTAGAAGCTAATGACTTCATATTCGACAACAAGCCTATTATCATTAAAGATACTTACACAGTATCTGGTTCTGATATGGCTCAAATTGGTTGGATTGAAATCACTACTGAAGATGGTGCAACTGGTTACCTATGGTACTTAAAGTCTGAGCACGAAACTAGATTAAGATTCGATGACTTTTTAGAAACAGCTATGATTGAAGCTGTACCCGCAGAACAAGGTTCGGGAGCAGATGCAATCTTAGGAGGGACTAACGCAGGAGTTGGAGAAACAGGAGCTGGTTCAGATGGTATATTCTACGTAGTAGGATTAAGAGGAAATGTTTGGGATGGTGGAAATCCAGTAGCCCTAGCTGACTTTGATTCTATAATCAGTAGATTAGATAAGCAAGGTTCTATTGAGGAGAACGTTATTTTCCTTAACAGACAATTTGGATTTGACATTGACGATATGTTAGCTGCACAAAACTCTTACGGAGCAGGTGGTACTTCTTATGGTCTATTTGACAATGACGAAGAAATGGCTTTAAACTTAGGATTTACAGGATTCAGAAGAGGTTACGACTTCTACAAGACTGACTGGAAATACTTAAATGACCCTACAATGAGAGGTGGACTACCAACAGGAGCAACATCAGGGAGGATTAATGGTCTTCTAGTTCCAGCTGGTTCAACAACTGTTTATGACCAAATTCTTGGTAAAAACGCTAAGAGACCTTTCTTACATGTTAGATATAGAGCTTCAGAAACTGAAGACAGAAGATATAAGACTTGGATTACTGGTTCTGCCGGTGGTGCAGCAACGTCTGATATTGACAACATGCAAGTAAACTTCTTGTCTGAGAGAGCTGTATGTACTTTAGGTGCAAACAACTTCTTCTTATTTCAAGACTAGTAATTAAATATTAGGGGCGTAGCAATGCGCCCCTTTTTTAAATAATCAAATTAAATTAAATCAAATGAAAAAAGAAAATACTACCCCAGAAGTAGTTGAGAAAACTGAGATGAAACCAGTGGCTCAACCAAAACCAAAAAAACAATCACCAAAATTTGTTGACAAATCTTATAAGCTTACAAGAGATGTTGCACCTTTATCTTTAATCTTAGCCTCAAGGCACACCAACAGGTTTCCCTTATTGCATTTTGATGAAGAGACAGGTACTAACAGACCTTTAAGATATGCGAGAAATCAGAACAGTCCGTTTCAAGACGAGCAAGATGATAACGCTATACTAGAGCCAGTAATATTTGAAGATGGATTTTTGTTTGTTGCTAAAAACAATCAAGTACTGCAAAAGTTTTTACACTATCACCCAGGTAATGGAAGAATATTTGTTGAGGTTAACAAAGCTAAAGAAGCTGCTGATATTGTAGAGGATTTAAACTTAGAAGTAGATGCTCTGATAGAAGCTAGACAGCTTGATGTTGCTCAAGTAGAGAACGTTGCTAGAGTTTTATTTCAACAAGATGTTACTAAAGTAACTACGGCAGAGCTTAGACGTGATATATTAATATTTGCTAAACAAAACCCAGGAGGTTTTATGCAATTATTAAACGACCCTATGTTAAAGCTTAATGCTACAGTGCAGGATTTTTTAGATAAAAGCTTAATTCAATTACGAAATAGCAAAAAAGAAGTGTGGTTTAATACTCCGTCTAATAAAAAGAAAATGTGTAATATACCATTCGGAGAAGACCCTATGTATATTATGACATCTTACTTTCAAAGTGATGATGGATTAGAGGTATTTAAACACTTAAAAGCATTAGCTAAAAATGCGTAACTTTACAACTTGTTTAACCCATTAAAAACTTTTTATAAAATGGAAAAATTTATCAAAATTACAAACGCTCCTATTACTAATGCGTTAATTAGTGTTAACGGAATAAAGTCAATAGGTACTGCAACTGCAACTGCTACAACTGTGGTAATTAAGTATGCAGACGGAACAGCAACTACAGTAACAACTGCAGCACAAGTTGGTCATGATGTTTACACAGCTATCCTAAATGCCACTGAAGGTGCTTTAGTTACAAGTTGGACAAACCCAATGTTTTCTTTAGCTTTACCTAAAGCTGTAACAAGTATTGTAAATGCTTAATTAGTTTAAGTATTGTACTAAAATAAGAAGAAGCGCCCAAATCAGGGTGCTTTTTTATTTTATGTATCTTTGTGTAAAGATTTTCAAATGATAAATTCAGTAAGAAATACTGTGCTTGCAATTGTAAACAAAAATAACTATGGATATATATCTCCTAGTGATTTTAATTTGTTTGCCAAACAAGCGCAATTAGATTTGTTTGATGAGTATTTTTTTAATTATAATCAGCAAATTAATGAGGAGAATGCGAGAGTGTCAGGAACGGGATATGCAAATTTAAAATTAGGATATGAAGAGGTAATAGATTTTTTTTCTGTGACCGCTTTTTTAACTCAACAAACCCTTAATACAAGCATATACTCTTTGCCTTCTGTTTCAACGACAGGTTCAGATTATTATTTGTTAAACAAAGTATTGTGTTTTTCTGCTGGTAATTTATTAGGAGAAGCTGAGAAAGTAACAAATGGTAAAATAACTTTACTTAACAATTCATTGCTTACAGCACCCAACACAACCTTTCCTGCGTATACGCAACAAGGAAACACGGTGACTATTTTTCCTACTACAATTAATAGTGGTCAAGATGTTCAGGCAGAATATATAAGATACCCAAAAGATCCTAATTGGACATATATAACACTTTACAATGGAGAACCTTTGTTTGACCAAACAGCTGCGGATTATCAAGACTTTGAATTGCCTATAGATGATTCAAATGATTTAGTGGCAAAAATTTTACAATACGCTGGGGTTTCAATTCGTGAAGCAGACGTGGTTCAATTTGGATTAACTAATGAAGCGCAACAAGATCAACAAAAATAATTATGGCTTATATAAATCAAAAACAATATTATACAAACAATAGCGTAAATCCTACAGATAGTAATTGGGGGTCTTATCAGTATGTTTCACTTACCGATATAGTGACGAACTTTTTATTAATGTATGCTGGAAACCACGCATTGGTTAATAATGTTAATAGGTTTAAAATATTGTTTCATGCAAAACGAGGAATACAAGAATTAAACTATGATGCTTTTAAAGAAATAAAAGCTTTAGAACTTACTGTGTATGATGATTTAAGATTTGTTTTGCCTTCTGATTTTGTGAATTGGGTAAAGCTATCAATGTTTGAGGGAAATACGGTAAGAGAATTGGTAGAAAATATTCAAGTGCAATCTGCTGTTTCTTATATACAAACTGCATCATCTACATTTACTTATGATGCGGCTAATAATGTTAACACTGAAACTTCTGAGATTGACACATCAAGAACTAATGGGAGCTTAAATAGTATTTATTTAAATCAAAACAATGAAGCAGATGTTAATGGTAATTGTGTAGGTTGTGAAGATGATATGTTAAGCAGAACTATTGGGGCTAGGTTCGGTTTAAATACTGAAACAGCTAATTTTAATCCTACATTTACAATTGATAAAAAAGCCGGAGTGATAAATTTTGACTCTACTATGGCTAATAAAAGTTGTATTTTACAATACATCTCAGATGGTATGGAGAATGGAGATGATTCTGCTGTAAGCGTTAATAAATTATTTGAAGAATATGTTTATGCTTACATCAAATATTCACTTTTAAATAATAAATTTGGTGTACAAGAGTATATAATTAACAGAGCAAAAAAAGATAAACAAGCGTTATTAAGAAATGCAAAAATAAGATTGAGCAATATTCACCCAAGTAGATTGCTTATGAATATGAGAGGTGAAGACAAGTGGATAAAATAAAATGGCAAACGTTCAAAGAAATTTTATAGCGGGCCGTATGAATAAAAGCCTTGACGAAAGGCTTTTACCTAATGGTGAATACATAAATGCTTTAAATGTAAGGTTAGGGTCTACTGAGCAATCAGAGGTTGGTTCCGTTGAAAATTCAAAAGGTAATACAAAGCTAACTCAGCTAGTTTATATTAACGGAGTTCCATTAAGCTCTTCTGCTAGATGTATTGGAGCTTTTGATGATAGTGCAAACGCAACTATTTATTGGTTTATACACGACTCCGCATTTACTTTAGGAGCGACAGGAAGATTAGATTTAATAGTTTCATTTAATGTACAAACAGGAGGAGTCAATTATCACGTAATAAGTATTGATAATGGTATAGGAGCGCAAACAACACTTAACTTTAATTCTAACTTTTTAATTACTGGAATAAATAAAATTGATAATTTATTATTTTTCACCGACAACATTAATCCTCCTAGGGTTATTAATGTAGACAGAAACTATCCTAATCCAGTAAACAATATAGATCAATTTGATTCAAGAGAGATTCAGGTAATAAAACAACCACCCCTTACTTCGCCTTCAGTACGATTAATTAATGCAAACGAAACAGAAAATTACATTAGTGATAAATTTATATGTTTTGGGTATAGGTATAGATACAGCAATGCTGAGTATTCCGCTACATCTCAATTTAGTCAACCTGCTTTTTTGCCATCAGCTTTTAGTTTTGACCCTTCAAATGTTACTAACTCAGGCATGTCAAATGAATTTAATGCAGCTATAGTAACATATAATACGGGAGGTTTTTTAGTAAAAGGAATTGATATTTTATTTAAAGAAGCCAATGACCCTACGATAAAGGTTATTGAAAGATTAGATAAAGCAGAATTAGGAATTAATGATAATAACTCAGCAGCTACCATTACA